ACACGATCAGAGAACATATCTAAAGACAATGCCAAATCTTGTGTTGTGAACTGTGTGTCAACGTGGAACTGTGTTGACAATGTTACAGGTACTGAAGTTTCGTTGAAATCTTCTACGTTCAAAGCTGGGCCTGTTGTACCAATGAAACGACCTGGTTTACGAACGTTAACTGTGTTACCAATTTTACCGCCAACTACAGCGAACTGGTCATCATAGTTACGATCTACTTCAGATGTGAATGTTAATTCGTTTTCTAAGACCATCAACGCTTCGTTAGTGATCTTGGAAATGGTTAGCAAATTATTTGCCATGATTTATTTCCTTTATTAAATATTGGGTATATCAGCGTATCCGTTTAGCCTGTCTTGCAGCTTTCCATTGGGCATAAGTCCCATGAAATGCTCCATTGCCATCAATAAGAACGTCTGAAGTTCCTTTTCCGGCAGTTAAAGGCTTAATCGGTGCTGGTGCTTTACTACGAGCAACAGTTTCGCTTTTCTCAATAGGAGCTTCTTTACGCTCGAATTGAACTTCCAATTTCCCTAATTCCTTGAGTGCTTTATTAGTCGGCATTGCTGCCAATTTACTAGCGTAATCATCATCTGATGCCAGGTGATATAGGATTTGTGGGCCTACATCTGATTCTAGAATTGCATCTCGTACTTCATCTCGTACTTGCACGTTGCTAGAAGCTACCATATCGTCAAAGTCAGGAATATCAGCTTTAGCAGCTTCGAGTTTTGCAGACCACGACTTGATTACTTCGTTTCTCTGTTCATCTACCTTGCGTTGCTGTTCTTGTATATCACGCTGTTCTAATGCCTTTTCTGCGCTCCATTCGGCTAATGCTTCAGCGTATTCAAAAGCATCATTAAACTGCGATGCTTGTGGTTTTTCGATGACAGGATCGGCTTGTTGGGGTGCAGGGGCTTGTCTGCTCTCAATTTCTTTTAAACGTGCTTCTAAACTTGCTTTATCTGCCTCTGCTTGTTTGGCTCGTTTTGTAAGTTCTGAAAATCGTTTTTCAAGTTTGGGATTTTGTTTAGGCTTGTCTGTTACTTGCGCTTCATCTTCTGCCTCTGGTTCACTCTCAGCTTGTGCCTCAACTGCTGGCTCTGAATCAGGAGTTTCCTCAACTGTTTCAGCCGCAACAGGGGCTTCCTCACTAGCTAAACCAAGTTTATTAGCAGTCCATTCCGCTAAATTATCGCTTGTTACGACATTATCTGCCGTTCTTACATTTGCTTCTGACATGGATAACTCCAAGAATTAACCCAATGAACCCATTGGTAGGTAAATGCTTTTATAACATAAATGTCGTTTTTTTACAACATTAAATTGCTCGTTCAACCGCTTCAGCGTTAGCTTCATTAAATTCAGTTTTGTTTAAATGAGCAAGAACTAAAGCCAATTGTGCTTTCATCTGCTCAATCTCTAGCTGTGTCTGAGTTTTAATAACAGTATCGTGAGCTTGGGTATCGGTGCGTGTCATTGTATCTTCACGCTTAACTTGTAGGCGCATCTTCTCACGCTCTGTTTCAGCTTCTTGTACTTGCTGTTGAACAGTAGCACGATATTTTTTATCCATTTCTTCGGCTTGAATCTGCTGTTGAAGTTGCTGGATCATCTGTTTGCTTTGAGCCAACTGCATTTGTACTTGTGGTGGAATAGGTGACTTATCGTCAATTTGCGCCATAGGATTGGCTGCTGCAAGTCTGTCTGCAATGACTTCTGCGCCTGGGAAGTCCATATTACGGAAGATTAGATCACCAGCAGTTTGCATCAATGTAGGATCAGCACCTAATAAACTCATCATAGAATCTACTGCTTCTTGACGTTTAGAATTGTAGCCAGGGCCTGTTTCCATCACTACGTCATATTCGCCTACAGTTACGTCATTCAAGACTTTAGACACGCCTTGCTCGTCTTGACCTTGCTCGTTAATAGTAACCATCTCAGGCTTGCCATCATCGCCAATAATACGCATTACACGCTGTCTATCGTAGATTTTAGGAATTAGATCAAGAATGATACGACCTGTATGACGGATTGATCGAGTCAGATTGTCATAATAGTGAAAGTTAGTCATATCAGCTTGTTGTTGCTGACCTTGCAAAGACTTGCCTGATTGCATACCTTGTGGCAACTGAGCAGGATCAAAGATGCCTACAACTGCTTGTAAATCTTGATTCATGCCTTGCAATGCAGTCATTACGCCTGCTGGTGGTGGCTCTGGCTGTAATCTTGTAGGAGCTGGAGCAATGCGGCCTTCAATGTCTGTCTGTTTGTAACGTAATACAGGCATAGCTTTAATATTAGCCATTGCCCATTCGTTCTCATGACCTTCATCTTGACCTTCGGCAAGCAACCATTTAGCTTTAGGAGCAAGAGCTACAGTTTCAGTCAATGCAGTTGACCAGTAGTTATACATACGTTGTGGGTCTTTAGCCATACGCACTAGACCGAACTTCTTATGTTTATCGTCAACTCTTACTTCTTGACCATATACCGGAACAATAGGGATAAACTTACCAGCCCATTCGCCTTCTTCAAGGATTTGCATAGCAGTTAGCTTGCACCATTTAATCTTTTTGCGCCAGGTATCACGTTTATCAATCACAGTAATACCAGCTTCTGCCAATGCTTCTTTGCTTGGCATTTCATCGCTATAACCTGTTGTGCCGTCTGAAAGCTGAATAATCATTGCTTTCTCACGCTCAGTATAGAAATACTCAGCTATGCGTATATCTTCCTTCGTGACCCATTCCGACTCCGTATCTCCCGTTCCTCTACTGGAAAATCCCTGAGTGTCTTCAGCGTTAGGGTACATCTTGCGAAACACGGCTTTACTGACAACTGTTGTAACAAGGCACTTTTCAGCATCTGAGCCGTCAGGTTCAACGCTATTAGGGTCAAAATAAACGCTAAAAGGATTCTCAATACGCTTAATGTAGATTTCTTGGTCAAAGCTGTCATCCCTTACATAGTCTGTAGTAACACGCCAATAGCCCCAACCCATCTTTACGCAATATTCAAACGCATGATCATAGGCTTGGTCTGCATCGCTTTGATTCTCAATATGGCGAGTAATGCCTGTAATAATCTCGGCTACTTTGGCATCTGAGTCATTGTTCATGCCATGCACCTTAATGCGTGGGCGTTGTTGACGTTGCTGATTGCAGATTTGACGGATATAAGCATCTACCTTATTAATCGTCAAGCAAGGTCTAGCTTCTAATACTCGGCTATTTTGTACATCTACAGGCCATTGATCGCCTGCTGCAAATCTCACATCATCTAACGCTTCAGCACGATTGTTGCTATCAGAATCGTTACAAAGCCTTAAAAACTGCTTGGCTTCTTCAATTCTGCCGTCTGATTGTGAGTCTGCAACGCTATCGTATGCCATAGGTATTCCTTAGTATTTGGCTGATTTTAAGCCAACTGTATCATTTTTACTACACATTTTAGCCCATCCATGAACTTGGTAGGTTATAAGTTGACTTTTGTTTGGGTGCTTTTCTAGGCTCGTTAACCATTAATCCAATGTAACGGAAGGCATCTGCACCATGCGAATAGTTATCATGCAAAGGTTTTTGACTAAATTGCTTGGTATCAGGATCAACGTCATACCGATAATGTCTGAGGCATTGTAAGCCTTCATGGGTGTTTGTGCGGTCAAACCAGCACTTATTGAACATCATTCGTGCAGCATTGATTGAATCTACGATAGGAGTTCTTTCGATAACTCTTGTATTGAAGTTTGCAGCTCTGACCACTTCCTCGATACTTTTGCCGTGTGAGGCCAAAGTTTTGTTGCCAGCATCATGTGGTAGCCAAATAGTGTCGATAACGTATCCATAAGACTGTATTTTACCAAGATAATGAGCAATTGTCTGTTGGTTATCTTCGTGATAGCGTATCAATCTGACTTCTTGGGCGATAAATTGGACTATCCAATATGCCGTACTGTCTGCCCATCCGAGGTCAAATACAACGTGACAAGGTTTAATAGGGTCATAAGGCACGTTACAGATACGACCATCTAGCTCTGCCATTGTTATCTCTTTAGCAAAGATAGCGCCATCTACTGTTTGACGGCATAAACCTTCCCAGACTGTGTTGTAAGCCTGTCTATCTCTGCTAAATAGTTGATCTTTCTCATCACGCAATACATCAGGAAACCAGGGATTGTCTTGCCAATTCATACGCACAGTTTGGCAGTTAGGCGGTGGATTTAATACAAATCTTTGATAAACAGGGTCTGTTTCTAGCTCTGGGTTAAAAGTAATCCATATCTCAGAATCGGGTGTGCTTATCGTAGGTATAAGGATTTCAAGGCTTCGATCACTTACAGTCTGTGCTTCCTCAATCCATACATGGGTGCTTCCCTCATAAGATTTTATGTTTGCTGGATTGTTTTTAAGGCCCACAAAGTTAAACTCTGTGCCGTTTTTA